GGGTCACCAAGTCACCGTTGAGATCGTTCAGCACCTCAACCGGGGCAGGCTGAGGACGCATGAAGAACAACGCAGCACCGCCGGCGAAGACTTCGACGTAGCATTCATGATGTGGGAATAGAGGGATCAAGCGGTCGGCTAGGCGGCGTTTACCACCCATCCAGGGAATGATAGGAGAGGTCATAGGTATGCAAGTCTTTACTGTATGGATAAACAGGTGTTAGGCTCGCCGCGCTTTGTGCACAAGGCAGAGGCTGCGGCTGGACTTGCAGGAAGGGTCTGCGGGTTCGGCGGGCCGGGCTAGATGTTGACGCATCTGCCCGGCTCGCCTCTTTTCACTTGATGACTTCGCGGACGTAGGCCTGACAGGCCCGCAGCGCGATCAGCCCCCGATCACCTTCGTCGGTGATGGCGATAATTCGTTGAGCATGCGCTGGGTCAAGTTGGGCTCGTACGGCTGCATGAACCAGGCTTCCGGTGCCGGCGGCTTCTCGCACCCCACCGTCACAACGCGAGGCGGCAATGGATCCGGCGTCGACCAGGACTGACAGCCGAACATCAGCGGTAGCAAGCCTGTCACGCAGACGAGCTTGAGCTTCTTCAGCATCTTTCATCTCCTTCCAATGTTTCTGCCCCTGCTCCTGCAGGCGCAGTTCAAGGGTGTGTCGTTCGGCCTGATGCTCTGCCAGCAGCTGCATCGCCGCCGCTGCTGCTGCCTCACGTTCGCGACTATTTGCCTGGTCCTTCTCGGCCAACTGCCGGTCGTAGTCTTTTGCCTGGCTAGCGAGCTGTTTACCGAACGCGTTAGCCTGCCAGACCCAGGCTGTACGAGCCCCGGCAGCTGCACACGCGAGCAAGATGACTACGGCTAAACCAAGCCGCTGCAGCGGGTTCATAGCAAAGCCCGCCGGATACCTTCGTTGAACACGGCATCGGGGTAGCGGTAGTTCGCGCACTCATGGCCGATGATCGCGCCGACAAAAACGCGCAGAGTGCGCACGTCCCTGATGTCAATCACATCGTTGGCCTTGACGCCCAGCTTAGCGGCCACAGCTGCGATGTAAGCCTCGGTGTTGTTCTCGATGCCCGGCGCCCAACGACTGATGGTTTCACGCACCGTATCGATGCCCTTCCCGCCAACACCAGGCATGCCGTCCTTACCTCGGTAGTTGACGAGCAGCTTGCCCAAAGCACGAATGCCGTTCTCCGGCGAGTCAAAGCGTGCAAATCGGGGCTTCGACACCCCCACCTCCAGGCCGAGCTGGCCGGACCAGGCATTCCGGGGATTGAAGTCGATATTCCCAGGGTTGTGGTTGCGTACCCCACGGGGTAGTGCTGCTGTCATCGCATTTCTCCAGGTACAAAAAAGCCCGCACAAGGCGGGCAATTAGATGCAAGTGAGCTGTCAGGCAGCGCACTCGAAAGAGTCGATCCAGTTCCTGGCCATCAGCCCATAACCGAACGGGTCAGGGTGCAGGCCGTCGTTGGCGGTCGCCCGCGGGTTCAGGCGACACATCGCGGTGTAGTTGTCGATCATGTCCAAGCTGCGCGCCTTCGCGGCGCGGTAGATCACCCCTCGCACATCCTGCATGGTGAAGCTGTACTTGAGCGGGGATTCATCCGACGATGGATTGGCAGCCATCAGGATCACATCGGCGAGCGGCTGAATGGCTGACACCAGTAGGTCGTAGTTGGCAACGAATTCATTCACACCTGGTGGCCGGTTATTCGGGATGATCCGGTCATTGGTACCGAGCTGGCAGAACACGTAGTTGTCATCAGCACCCACGGCCACCCCGTCACCGAAGTTGTTGCCAGGCAGGTTGTAGAGCCTATAGCTGACCGACGTCGCACCGTTGATGCCCTGGTTCATGATGCGCACCTTCTTGTCGATCAGGATGGCTTCCGGCCGGAACGACAGGGTGTTGGCCACGCCGGCACGGCGCTTGGTCTTGAGTTCGATCTTTTTGTTGCGCACATACGGGAAGGTGTGCAGGCGGCGTCGGTCATTGCCGTAGGTCAACCCATCTTCACCCGCCGAGGTGGTGAACACTCCACGCGATACGCCATCCACGATCAGCTCATAATCCAGGCCCGCCTCCGGAGCCACACCAAATGACAGCGTGAACGCGGTACCAGTGAAGTTGAACGCCAAGGTATGACTACTGGTGCCTGCTGAGTTGCCATCGGCCAGACTCATCTGGTAGCCCAACAGCGCCCCACTCGTTGGTGCCCGCGATACGCTGACTGACGGCCCGCTGGAGGTGGTGGTGAAGAAGCCATTCTGCGGGAACAGGATGTGCTGGCGGTTGTACTGGACAATGGATTCGCCACTAGGGCTTGCCGGCCAGTTCGATAACTCTGGCGCTGCACCAAAGAAGTACTTTTCTCCGATATAACGCTTGATGATGTTCACGTAGGACGACGTACCGAAATAGTCGCGGGGGTCGGACAACGTGCCGTCACGCGGATCCGTAGGCGCCTGTTCCCCAGTATTGCCGCTACCCCAGGTGATCGAGTCTCCGATGAAGACTATGCCGGTAAACTGCTCCAGCGGATTGGTCAGCGAGGCTTTGAGCCTCGACAGCTGGCCACCAAAGGCATGAAAGCTGGGAGGCTTGGCAGCAAAGGTGTCATTCCACGATGCCGAGCGCTTGAAGCCGTTGACCTTGAAGAAACCGTTTATGTAGGCATTACGAGTGGGGATGGTGCTCACTACGAACGTGGCCCCCAGCAGGTCGACCACTCGGCATTTGTAGGCATTATCGAATGCCGCCACTGCAACTTCATCGTTCGTGACGCCATCGCCCTGGGCCAAGTAGGGCGCCATCTTCGGACTGATCAGCGCCGCCTCCAGGGTCAGCCCGTGCAAGCCGATCTCCTTAGTGCCAGCGGCGCTCGCAAGTTTGCCGGCCAAACCGGACGTCGCCTCCTGCGAGATACGCGCCTGCTTGGCGATGCAGGGCACTGGTCCTGACTCAGTTGATACATCGGACTGGTCATTGCCATGGATGTATTGATGCTGCTTATTCGCAGCGGCGCTGGAACGTGCAGCCGCCTCCGACATCTGGCCGGCGTAAGCCTCCAGCGCTGAAATATCGGTCATTCACTTTTCTCCGGGCACAAAAAAACCTGCCGAAGCAGGTTCAAAAAGTTGTCAGGTCGTATCGCTAGGGCTTACTCGGAGGCTGATGCGGTGCCACCGACGCCTTGGGTGCTGGGTATCGCTGGCCAGTCGATGCTGGCCGGGTATCCGGCCTGCCCGGGCACACGCGACAGCCGCACCCGGTAGGCGCACCACGCGTCGTACTCGGCCTGCTTGGCCGGCAGGGCGGCCGATTCAGCCTCAGTGGCCATGCTCAAGCGCACGGCGTCCTGAAGCGTGGCCAGTACCGGCTGCAGCGCGCCGACAGCGGCGGTCGCCTCGCCGGTAAGCCCTGCAAGCGTGAGGGCTGCGGTACGGGTCAACTCGACGTCGGATGGCTCCAGCACCTCGCCAAATTCCAGGGCTACAGCACGGGCGAACAGGTCGCGGCCGTAAACCTCGCAGTCGTCGGGCGAAGCGGTGAAAGGCATTTCACCCAAGGTTTCGGCGGTTTCCACAAAGGTCACCAACAGGTTCAGCGACGTGTGTCCGGCATCATTCCACCGAGGCTCACGGGCTTGGAGTACGGTCAACATCAGGACACCCTCAGACATAACGTGGCCGAGTCGGGCTGATTCCCGTCCCGGTTGTACAGCGCACCCATCACCTTCCAGGTGCCAGCCGGCACGCCGGCGCTGGTCGATGCCGCGCAGTTCGTGTACAGACAGTTGCCACCCGCCACCAAGGTGCCGGCAGGCACCGGTCCGTAATCACCTGAAGCGCTACCACCAACCAGCAGCAAGGCGTATGTACCAATCCCCCCGACGTCTGCCGACGCCTGCGCCACGATGGCCTTTGGGGTAGCGTTGAGATCGGTCCAGATAGGATCGGTAATGGCGTAGCCGGCCAACGTAGTGGCTTTGTTCGCCTTTCCTGCCAACAGTGCGTCGACTGCAGTTTTTGTGTAGGCATCGCCAATGCCATAGGAGCCCAAGGTGATGCCCCAATTCGCCTTGCTGGACAGCAAGGAATCGATCTGTGGCTTGGTGTAAGCGTCCGCGATCCCATAAGCCGCTAAGGTCGTACCCCAGTTGGCCTTGGCCTGCAGCAGCGTGTCCGTTTGCGCCCTGGTGTAAGCATCTCCGATACCGTAGTCAGCCAAGGTGATACCCCAGTTCGCCTTGCGCGACAGGAAGTCATCCACCTGGGGCTTGGTGTAAGCGTCAGTGATACCGTACCCAGCCAGCGTGGTCGCCTTGCCCGCCAGGTTAGAAATCATCTGCCGAGCGGCCTTCAACAGTTGCTCGTTGTCATTGGCATTCAACCCGGGCAGATAAGCCAAAATGAAGTTGGCCAACTCTGCCTGGATGACGTTCAGCCATTCTGCCTTGATCGGCGTCGGTGGCTGACCTCCGACCACCGAGCCATAACGAAACCAACCCTCAGGTGTAGCGTACGGGGTCCAATGGGAAATCAGTTGCATAGTTAACCCTCCCCCGATATTGCTGCGGGGATGACGTAGTGGACCGCGTTGAACAGCTGATCCACCTTGTTAAAGATGTCGCTCACCACCTCTTGACCAAAACCAAGCACCACATCGGTGTACTCAGGCGCATCGCGCTGCAGGCGACAATCCAATGCGGCGGCCGCAGCAGTACCGTAAGCAGCGGCCGGCGCCGAGGCGATCCAGCTCCAAGGCCAACCGTCGCCAAATAGGAAATCGCCCGTTTCGGTCGGCCCAACACAAGCGGTACGGAATTCCTGAATGTCGATAGTGATGCCAAGCTGTGCGGCCTGCTTTCGGTAATAGGCCAGCTGCGGCGCGCCGCTTGCGGTAAGCTTTTCGATCACTGCCAACCGGCGCTGGGCCAGCGTCTGCGAGCCCGGCACTGTGCAGGTGTCCGGCAAGCCCAGATAATCTTCCCAGTCGGGCAGCAAAGCGGTGACCGTCGCCGGGTTCATTTCCAGCTGCAGCCCGTCCAGTGCCAAGTCCACTCGGGCCAGCTCGGGGGCCAAGCTGGCCAGCAACTGCGCCCAGTCCGGCTCCAGCTCTGGGTCAAAGGCCGGGCCGGGCGGAAGAAGGCTGTGTAGCAGCTCGCGGTAATCGTCCTCGGTCATAGCCATGTGATCCCCCCCAGTGTCGCCACCTGGTTGTCTGCCACGGGAACGTCATGGCTTGGCAACTCCAACTTGTGGTCGGTTTCACCCGGCGAACCGCTGATAATCTCGCCAATATGGCTCAGCAGGATCACCGAGCCCGACCCGCCGTTGGCATTGATCAGGCTGGCCAAGTTCTTCGTCACCGCCGCACGGGTCGCCGTGGTGTCGGGGACCAGCTTGATGCGGAAGTTGACTGCCAGGCGCTGCGCCGCAAACGGGTAAATTTCGCTGGTCACCGGCCGCTTAGCCTCCAGATAGGCTTTCACCTCGGCCACCTTCGCCGCGCTCGGAAAGATGTCGACGTCACCGTCACATACGAAGGTCAGCCCGAAGGTGCCCGGTCCCATCCAGCGCGGCAGTGCCCAAGCGCGGGTCACGCCCGGAACCTCCAATGCCCAATCCACGAAGTCAGCGCCGTTACCGACCTTGCTGGGGTTCTTGAAGGCCGCCTGAACACGTTCGCGCAGTGACTCGATACCTTCCTGCTCAGCCCCGCCGGCGATACCATCGGCGCCCACTGTGGCCGTGGGATTGACGCCCAGCACCGGCGCCACGGCCGTCAGGTTGCCGGCCTCGATATTGCCGGCAAGGCCGGCCGTCTCAGCCGCCACCTGGACCTGCGCCTTGCCGGCAACCAGCGTGACCGCAGCGGCAACCACATACCGGCGGCCATCATCGGATTGATACACCACACCGGCGTCCACCACCTTGCCTGTAGAGCCGGTGACCGCCACGTAACCCGTCGCGGCCACCGCCCCTTTGCGGCCTTCCTCAAGGCGCCAATCCGCCCACAGCAACAGCATTTCTTCATCGCAGGTCGCCGGGTGCGCTTGCATGGCCATCCAGCTCTGGTAGCCGAACAGCTGGTACACGGCGCCACTGAGCGCCCTACTCGTCACCTTGGCATCAGAACGCCGCAAGGCAGACGGCGAACTACGCTCGAAATCCGCCTCGGTGCGAGTGATCAACGCAGGTAGCGTCGGGATTTCATACGGCATTGATCAAGCTCCAAGTATCTTCAAAGGCAAGCTGCACGGTTTCGCCGTTGAGTTCGGTTAGCAGTACAACCAGGTTCATCCGGCTGGTGTCTTGCCGAGTCGCCGTTACCGTAACGGCAGATACCACCCCGTCATCGGTCATCCAGCGCAGCGCCTCTTCGGCGTATTCCTTGGCATCGCGCAGGGTGTCTTGAGTGATGGTGCGGCGCTGCAGCAACCACAGCCGCGAACCGATCTGGTCACCGGCAACCGTGGGCACGCAGTCCGCCCACCAGCCCTTGCGGTCGTCATCGTCCAGCGGATCGTCAGGGCCAGCGCGGCGCCAAGTGAAAAGGCTGATAGTCACGGACCGGCGCAGCAGGGCTTCACGGGTCATCCTTCCTCCCCCACTGGCTTGCCAGACTGACCCGGCCCCGGCATCACGCCTTCGTGTGGGTGGTTCATCTGGCTGACGCCACCCGCCACTTGGTCGCCGACCGACTCAATGCGGCCCGTGGTGCGGATTACCGGCGTGTCGAACTCCACCGCGACTTCGGCTTTCACCTTGAGCGTGACCGTATCAACCTCAAGCACTCGCCCGCGCTTGAACACCAGGTAGTCGCCTTCGTCGGTGTACAAGCCCACCTCTCCGGGCTCTAGCCCCTTTAGGCGAAAACGTCGGTCAGACACCATGATCACCACTCCATGGCTACGGTCCCCGATAAAGCCGGCCACGGCTTCGGCCCCCTCCAAGGGGCAGGAGGTGAAGCCATAGGGCTCCAGATGCTCCATGTCATCTTTTACCTCGCCGGCCGTGATGCGCAGCTGCAGGCTTTGCAGCTTGCGCGCCGAGTTGGCGAGCACAACCACGCCACGGGCCAACATGCCCGCCATTACCTGTTTCATGGCTTGTAGTCCGCTGGGATGAGATATTCGAAGTTGTCGGTCTTTTTGCCTTTCTTGAGCTTGCGGCTCTCGTAGGAGTCGTTCGGCTCGGGCAGGAAGCCGTCAGGCGGGGCAACGCTCATCCGGGTAAATGTGCCTTCCTCGCCCAGCTCGTAGGTGACCTCGCTGATCAGCATGTCGCGGTCCAGGCCAATCAGCGGATCGACCACCCGTGCAATCATGTTGTGCCGCCACAACTGGCCGTTGCTTTGCCGCCAGCCCTGCACGGTGTAGTTGACCTTTATGGCCTTGCTGATGGCGTTGGCCCGCTCCCACAACACGCGGTCATTGGCCAGCTTGGTGGTCATCTGCCCCGATTGGTGAATCACCTTCACCCGCCGACGGGTCATTCGCTCATCCGCCAGCTTGGCTTCCACCTCCGAAGCCGCCACGCCGAACGACTCGTCGGTGCCGCTGCGTTGGCCGCGCGTGATGTACTCCGAAAACACATTGGAGAAATCCAGCGCGGTATCACCGGAAAGCAGGTTCTTACCCAGCTCCAGCGTGTCGACCGCACGACCGGCAGCGCCGGGACTGGCAATCACCAGCCGGCCTTGGCCATCGTCGGTGCTGAACAGCCGGGAAAGCGTCAACAGCCGGTCGATGCTCTCGAATGCCGTTTCGCCGGGCTCAATGGTGTGATCATCCAGGCCAAGCGTGACGACGGATTCATTGACCACCTTGACCCCATATTCACCCGCCAAGGCCTCCACGATTTTCTGCACGCTCTGGCCGCGCCACTGGCCCGGTGAGTTGATCGCTGCGCAGTCCACCAGGTCAGCGGTTTTCGAGCGGCCGGCGATGCTCAGAGTGATTGACTGGGCGTCATAGCGAATCGGCGTGCTGAACACATAGCCGGTCAACAGCAAGTCTTGGCCGATGCGCACCTCTACCGCTTCGCCTTGGCGAATACGCACCGGCACATCGCCCCCGCCCGGCCACTTCCAGGTGATCGACACAGTAAAGTCACGCGCCTGTCGCTCAACGCCGGCGCTGATACTGACGTCTTTCCAGCCGCCGTAGTCGTGCCCGCCAGCGCTCAGGGTGACGGTGTTATTTGGCTCCATGACTTAACCCTTGGCGACTTGAAGTTCGGTTGCAGGCACGAAGCCAGGGTGTCGAACGGCGTTGCGCGCTACGATTTCGGCACCCCGCCAGGCATCGCCATACAGTCGGTGAGCAAGCACCAATGACGATACGGCTATACGCGGACGATACGGACGCAGCCAGACGCCGCTGCGCGCCACTTCGGTCAAATGCCGATCCAACGCGAAACGAGCGTCACTGAGCGTGCCAAAGTGCTCTGGCGGGCTTTCCCCCGCCACAACCCACATCGCCTCACTGATCGCGTCCCTCGCAGCCAGAATGTCATCGGCCACCGGAATGTCCGAACCGACCACGCTGCCCGCCTCGACCGTTGAACCTTGCTGCTCCAGCTGCACACTGAGCGCGCCCGGCTGATCGATGGTCTGCACGCTGGCCACCGGCACTTCGCCCATGTCCAGCAGCAGGTCCACCAGAGCGGCGTCCTGCACCAGGCCAATGACAGCCGACTGGATAACGGCGATATCGGGGTCATCAGTCGCCGGCCGCTCGGCAGACAGCGCCGCAATGGCCTGCGCCTTGCTCTTGGCCGTCTGCAGCGAACCACTGGAACGACCTGAGCGGCTGGAACTGCTGGAACCGCTGGAACCGTACCCACTGAACCAGCGTTCAATGCTTGCCAAGTCGCTCAACAGGCTGGCCACCAAGGCGTCAGGCGCATTGATCACCGCCTGCACAAGGGCACCCAAGCTGGAAAACAGCGTGGTCAACGGTTTCAGGAAGTTGATGGCGAAGGCGTAGGCGCTGGAAATGGCCCGGCGCACCTTATCCACCTGCTGTCTTGCCCAGTCGACTTTGGCCATGACGGCATCAAACCGCGCCTTGATCGATTCCAGCAGGGTTGGCACATGGGCCACCAGTTGGCGGCGGGTGTTAACGGTCTGCACCGGGAATTTCAACATGCCGTCAATGAACACCAGGCTGAACCGGGCCACACCCAGCTCCCGCCGGTCATGGGCCAGCTCGCACTTGCCCGCCGTGACGGTGATGCGGCCGAACCACGGATGGATCAGCTCCCCCGGCCCCGGCGTATCCAGCGCAACCAACAGGCGGTCACGCTGGGCCAGAAAGTCGCTGCCGGCAACGAAACCTTCAAACTTGTACTCCCGTGTCTGTCGCCCCATGTCCTCCACCATGGGCTGGTCACGCTTGGGGTATTCATGCAACTGGGTGCGCCGGCCGACCGGCACGCTGTCGTTGTCCACCAAGAACGGCACGCCGCGAAACGATGCCTCACGGCGTTGGTCGCGCCACTCACTCACGATTCACCCCCTATCGTCCGTCTGCCGACGTTTTGCGGCGTTACTGTCACGCCGGGTTGACTGGTCTTGCTCGATTCCACCCGCATGCCTGGCGGCGCACCCTCGAACACCACGCGTAGTTCTCCATCCAGCTGGGTTTTTCCGCCGGCCGCAGACTGACGCACCAAGGCGCCCGGCTCGGGCAGTTGCCCCGGACCGGCCGGCGGCCGCAGCAGGGCGCCCGGTGCCGGCAACTGGCTGCGCGGCGCGCTTGGGCGAACCAAGGCGCCCGGCTCGGGCAGCGGCCGGGAGGGTTCCACCAAAGCCCCAGGCTCGGGCAGTTGGTTCGGAGCGCGAAGCAAGGCACCCGGCTGGGCGATCTGCGCGGGCGGCCGCAACAGCGCGCCCGTGTCCACACCGAATTGCTCGGCGCGCTTTTCCTGAAAGGCCTTGGCCTGCTCTCCCGCCCCGGCCATGAGAAACGAGCCATTGCCGCCGCCCGCACCGGCATTGCGCTGCCGCTGTTCCTCAGCCTTTTTCTGCACCTTAACGGTCAGGGTTTCGCCGTCACCGCCAAACAGGTTCATGATCGGCTCAAGGTAAGGGCGCACGCTGTCCCATAGGCCCTTGAAGAAGGCCGTTACCGGCTCCCAGTTGCGCGTGATAACACCCAGCGGAGCCCAGTCAAACAGCGCTTTCAGGAAGTCCATAAACGGCACGGTGTAAGCCTTGATCAGCTCCCACAGCGCCGAAAAGAACGGGCCAAGCTTCTCCCAGTTGGCAACGATCAAACCGGCCGCCGCAGCAATGCCCACCGCGATCAGGCCGATAGGCGTTGCCGCAAAGGCCACGCCCAGCAACCGGGTGGCCACCGTGGCGGCAAACACCGCCGCGCGCATGGCGGTGAAGGCAGCACCGGCAATGACGATGCCCTTCACCAGCTGCGGGTTGTCACGGACCAGCTGCGCCGCCTGAGAAATCCACGGGCGCAGCTGCTCCACCACGGCGTTGATGCCGGGCAACAGTGCGTTACCGACCTCTCGCGCCACACCCATCACGCTGTTGCGCAGCAGCTCCAGGTTATTCGCAGTGGTCGCGGCCCGCGACGCATATTCCTGCTCCATGGAGCCGGCAAACTTCTGCGCGTCACTGACCTTTTCCAAGTTGCCGCGCAGCAGCTCCAGGTTGGTCAGCAGCGGGGTAATGGCTCCGATGGATTCCGTACCGAACATCTCAGCCAGCAACGCCGGGCGCTTGGCTGCATCGACTTGGCCAATGCGCTTGAGCAAGTCCAGCATGGTGCCCTGCGCGTCCTTCTGCATGTTCTCGGCCACGGTCTTGGAGTCCAGCCGCAACGACTTGTAGGCCTGCGCCTGCGCCTTTGTTGCTGCCGTGCCCTTGGTCATGGCCAGCATGAAGTTCTTGATGCCCGTGGCCGCCACGTCCTGCTTGACGCCCACGCCGGCCATGGTCGCGCCAATGGCCGCGATCTGCGCCGACGAAAGGCCGGCCACCTCACCCAGCGCACCCACCTCGGTGATGATGCCGGAAATCTGCTTGGTGGTAGCCGGACCGGTGTTGCCCAAGTAGTTGATACGGTCCGCCAAGGCCACCACTTCGCCTTGGTTCATGCGGAAGGCGGTACGCCACTTGGCCATCATGTCGCCGGACTCGTCGGCCGTCTGGTCAAAGGCAATGCCCATTTTCACGGCCGCTTCGGCAAAGCCCAGCAACTCGTTACGGGCGATGCCCGACTGCCCCCCGGCCGCGACGATCTTGGCAATGTCCGTCGCAGCCATGGGTAATCGTTCGGACAGCCGGCCAATGTCATCGCCCATTTCCTTGAACTGGCCGGGCGTGTCGAAGTTCACCACCTTGCGCACGTCGGCCATCTGCGATTCAAAGTCGATGGCTGCCCGCGCGCCGGCAACAAACGGGGCCGCCATGGCCCCACCGGTGATGATGTCGCTCCAGCCGATCTTGCCAAGGCCGGTGCTTTCCAGATTCTTGCGGAACGCAGCAATGTTCTTGCGTACGCCCGCCAAGGTTGGCGACAGCTTGTCTACGCCTGTGATCAGCGCCTTTAGCTGGAACTTGTCAGCCATCCTCCCCCCTCAGCGTTTCCGCTATGCGCTGGCTTTGCATGCTGGCCTCCAGAATCAATTCCAGCGGCCGGGCCATTACGTGCTCAGGGTCTGATTTCCAGAACCAGGCGAGGTCGTAGACGACGGCGATGAGGTGTTCGACTTCGCTGATGCCGGTGCCATGAAAAAACCGGCCACCGTCCAGGCCGCGTTATTCAAGTCGGCCAGGTCCAGCTGGTTGACCGACGACGGCGGGATATGGGCGCACACAGCGATGTACTTGGCCGCCACTTCCATGTCCAAGGTGACCGCTTCGTCTTTGTCCATCTTGTACGGCAGCGCCTTGATGGCGCGGACCTCCTGCACGGTCGGACGGCGCAGCTCAAGCACGCTCACTTCTTCACCGTGCGCGGTGATCGGCGCCGACAGGGTCAATACTTCTTTCATTGCCACACCCCCTTGGTGCCTTCCCAACGCAGTTCCAGCGTACCGTCATCGCCTTTGGCGGCGGGCTCGCCCACCAGGTAGGCGCCAGACAGCACGTAAACGCCACCGTTGGCGAATTCGCCGGTAACGGTGGTATCGGTCGCCACCGTCAGCTGGGCGATTGGCAGGTCAGGGTCATGCACCACGCTGACCACCAAGTACGGCGGCAGGTCTTCTTCCTTGAAGTAACCAGGCGCGATGGTTTCGCGCTTCTTGTCCATCAGCGGTGCTTCCAGCCCGCCGGTTACTGTGAACTGGGCACCGTCCGCCTTGACGAAGGCGGTACCCGCGACTTTCTTGCCCATGGGCATCTCCTACAAAAAAGCCCGCACGGTGGCGGGCTTCGGTGGGTGGTTGTGCTTACGACTGGTACTGCAGGCGGAACTGGTACTGCAGGGCGAACACCCGCAGCTGGTTCACCAGGTCCGGCGGGTACAGCACATTGATGCGGGTCGGGTCGGTCAGCGAGCGTTCCACCACCAGGTACTGGGCGAAGGCATCGGCGTTCTCGACAATGCCCATCTGTTCCAGCGTGTAGTAACCGGCGATCAGCTCGGCGCGAATCACGCCGGGGGTGACGATGGCCTGCCCGGCGCCGAAGCGCGTACCGTCGCTGGCCAGCTTGTGACGCCCGAACTTGCTGGTAATCCGAGTCTTGAGGAAACGGATGATGTACGCCGACTGGTGCAGTGTCTCGCTGTCTAGATAGGAGTTGTCCGCCTGGCCGAGGTCGTTTTTCTGGTAGGTGGTCACGCCGCGCTCAAGGCGCTGGGTGCCTACGTTGCTGTAAGCCGTGGCAATCCCGTGGCTCAGCAGCGATTGGCGTTCAGTGAGAATGAACCGCTCGCCGGCCGGGGCCGGGGTAATGCCGTTCAGCTCGCCGGTCTGGGTCGGGCGTGCAGGGTCAGCCGAGATAAACACCGCGGTGCGCGCCGCGTATGCGGCCGCCTGTCGCCATACCGGGTCCGGGCACGACTTCTCAAAGCCGTACACCGTGACGTGCGGATCGTTGCGGGTATCGCCCAGCGCGACCAGCTCGCCCAAGGTGCCACGCGCGGCCGCGTATACATGGCCGTAC